ACTGCCACTTGCTGGGGGAACAGAACTCGGCGTAAACAAGCCTCTATTATTAACTAACGTAGGTAATGCCACACAGGGCAATGGAGTTTTACGAATAAATATTTTATACAGAGAGCTTACTACTAATAATACATTTTAAATAATGGATATTAGGAAAATTTCTATAGGAGCAGACTATAAATCTGGTGCTATGCACTACATAGTAGGTCAAGAAGTTTTAGGAGGCACATATGTTATACACCTTATACAGCAAGACGAAGAGCAGCAATCTTACAAAATTTGGATAGAAAAAAGCAAAGAGCTTTTACTGTGGAAAGAGTTTAAAATGACCTTACCCATATCACTTGAATATAATATTAATTTTTAATGCGCTCACCCTTTTGTTTTATTGTACGTCCTGTTTCTGGTAGGAGATACAGTAATATAAAAAAAATTTCAGGTTTAGACTTTATAACAAGCGTTTCATTAGAAGACCATAAATCATCTAATAGATTTGCGGAAGTAGTTTCCACACCTATAGATTATACAGGTGAAATAAAACCTAAAGATATTTTATTGGTTCATCACAACGTTTTTAAGTTTTATTACGACATGAAAGGTGTAGAAAAAAGCGGAAGAAGTTTTTTTCGTGATGACTTATTTTTTATAGACTTTGACCAATTCTTTCTATATCACAACCACAAAGAGTGGAGATGTCACTCCAAATATTGTTTCGTGAAACCTGTACAGGCAAAAAAATCTTATCTTAGTAAAACAGGAAAGGAAGAACCATTGATTGGCACTATTAAATATATTAATAAAGAACTTGAGGATATGGGTGTCAAGGTTGGTGATGAAATATCTTTTACACCTGAAAGTGAATATGAATTTTATGTAGAAGGTGAAAAGTTATACAGGATGTTTACAAATAATATAACAATGGTTTTAAATGACTAGCAAAGAAATAAAAGAAAAAATTATAAAGGCTGGGGAGCAAGCTGTAATACAGCTTATAAAAGTTGCAAAAGAAGATATTATAAAGTATGATAAAGATGATGAGTTAGCAGCAGACAGATTAAAAAATGCAGCTGCAACAAAAAAACTTGCAATATTTGATGCTTTTGAAATATTGAAAAGAATAGAAGATGAAAAGGATTTATTAGAAGGAAACGAATTAAAAACAAAAAATATACCAAAGGGGTTTGCAGAATCAAGATCAAAATAAACTATTTACTACACTTCATGACGTGGTGCCTAAAAATGTTTTGTCAAGTAAAAACAAAGCAAAAACATGGCAATATGGATATAATGAAAAGTATGATATAGTTGTTATTACAAAGTCAGGGCAAATAAACGACATTATTAATATAAATGGATTAAGAATTGCCTTACCTAAACAACCCAAAGATGTGTACAAAAGGTGTGACAAATCTGTAAATCAGTATTGGGAACCGAAAGTTTTACCAAAAGAATTAAAACGTATACAATCTATATTTCAATGGCATGAAACACCAGCAGCTTTTAAAAACAAATGGGTGGATTACATAGAGCAAGAGTTCGATAGAAGAGAAGATGGTTTTTGGTTTATGAATAATGGCCTACCCACTTACATTACAGGAACTCATTATATGTATTTACAGTGGACAAAAATAGATGTAGGGCATCCTGATTTTAGAGAAGCAAACAGAATATTTTATATTTACTGGGAAGCATGCAAAGCAGACAAAAGGTCTTTTGGTATGTGTTACTTAAAAATAAGACGTTCAGGCTTTTCTTTTATGAGTTCTTGCGAAGGAGTTAATACTGCAACTATAACAAAAGATGCAAGGGTTGGGATACTTTCAAAAACAGGTGCTGATGCAAAAAAAATGTTTACTGATAAAATAGTACCTATAAGCAACAACTATCCATTCTTTTTTAAACCAATACAAGATGGTATGGATAAGCCAAAAACAGAATTAGCATATAGGGTTCCAGCATCAAAGATTACAAAAAAAAATATGTATGTGGTGGCCGAGAGTGAGCTTGAAGGTTTGGACACGACCATAGACTGGAAGAACACATCAGACAATAGTTATGATGGTGAAAAACTACAACTACTAATACATGATGAAAGTGGAAAATGGGAGCGACCAGAAAATATTTTAAACAACTGGCGTGTTACAAAAACCTGTTTACGTTTGGGTAGTAAAGTTATAGGTAAATGTTTGATGGGCTCTACATCTAACGCTTTGGATAAAGGTGGTAAAAACTTTAAAGATTTATATGAATCATCTTGGTGTATAAATAGAAATTCAAATGGACAAACAAAAAGTGGTTTGTATAATTTATTTATACCTATGGAATGGAACATGGAAGGATTTATAGATAAGTATGGTATGCCAGTTTTCAAAACCCCTAGTAAATCTGTAGAAGGTATTGATGGAGAAGATATTTATCAAGGAGCTATTGATTATTGGGAAAACGAAGTAGAGTCACTAGCATCTGATCCTGATGCGTTAAACGAATTTTATAGACAGTTTCCAAGAAGCGAGTCACACGCATTTAGAGATGAAAGTAAACAATCGATATTTAATCTAACAAAAATATATCAACAAATAGATTACAATGATTCAATAAATATTGCACACCATGTAACCCAAGGAGGCTTTCATTGGAAAGATGGTATAAAAGATTCTAAGGTTATATGGAGCCCAAATAAAAGAGGAAGATTTTTTGTATCTTACATTCCTAAACCGACTCTACAAAATAATGTAATTTTGAAGAACGGTAAAAAATATCCAGGTAACGAGCATATAGGTTCATTTGGTTGTGACTCTTATGACATATCTGGGGTTGTAGTAGGTAGGGGATCAAATGGTGCGCTTCATGGATTAACTAAATTTAATATGGATGAAGCACCTAGTAATGAATTTTTTTTAGAATATATTGCTAGACCTCAAACTGCAGAAATATTTTTTGAAGAAGTGTTGATGGCTTGTGTGTTTTACGGCATGCCAATTTTGTGCGAGAACAACAAACCAAGATTGTTGTACCATTTTAAAAACAGAGGGTACAGAGGTTTTTGTTTGAATAGGCCAGATAAGACATATAACAAACTATCAAAAACAGAAAAGGAGTTGGGCGGTATACCTAACACCTCAGAAGATGTAAAACAATCTCACGCTTCGGCGATTGAGTCTTATATAGAAAAGCATGTAGGCTTTGACTTTGAGGGCACACACCGAAGTAAAGATGAAATAGGTAGAATGTATTTTCAGAAAACACTTGAAGATTGGGCAAAGTTTGATATATCTAACCGAACTAAGTTTGACGCTTCAATAAGTTCTGGACTAGCAATTATGGCAAATCAAAAACACTTGTATACTCCAATTCAAAAACAATCAAAAATAAGCATTAACTTTGCAAGATATAACAATACTAGCTCAGTGAGTCAATTAGTTAATAGATGAAAGAAGTAGAAATAAACATTCAAGCTGCTGCCTTCCCTGATCAGTTTGCTTCCGACGCTGTAAAAGATACTGTAGAATATGGATTACAAATAGGGCAAGCTATACAATACGAATGGTTCAGAAGAGATAACGGCTCTTGTAGATTCTACAATCAATCAGCTGAGTTCATGCGCCTACGTCTGTACGCACGTGGGGAACAATCCATAGCAAAATATAAAAATGAATTAGCTATAGATGGAGATTTATCTTATTTAAATTTAGATTGGAACCCAGTGCCTATTATACCTAAGTTTGTTGACATAGTAGTAAACGGAATGTCTGACAGATTGTTCAAAGTAAACGCCTACGCTCAAGACGCTATGTCAGCAGAAAAACGAAGTGAATTTCAAAAAGCTGTAGAGGGTGATATGATAGCAAAACCTTTATTCGATCAAATTGAATCTGATTTTGGTTTAAATGTTTTCACGATGCCTGAAGAGGATTTACCAGAAACAGATGAAGAAATGGAGTTGTATATGCAAATGAAATACAAACCAGCTATAGAGATAGCTGAAGAAGAAGCAATAAATACTTTGTTTGATGAAAATCACTATAACGACATTAGAAGCAGAGTGGATTATGATATAACCACACTAGGTATCGGAATAACAAAACATCAGTTTTTGGCTGGACAAGGGGTAGTTATAGATTATGTAGACCCTGCAAATGTAGTGTACAGTTACACAGAAGACCCGTATTTCAAAGATTGTTTTTATTGGGGTGAAATTAAAACAGTCCCTATGACTGAGCTCATCAAAATTGACCCTACACTTACAAATGAAGATTTAGACAAAATATCCAAATACAGTCAATCATGGTATAATTATTACAACAATCAGCAGTTTTTTGAGAACAGTATGTTTTATAGAGACACAGCTACAATATTATATTTTAATTATAAAACCACACATTCGTTTGTTTATAAAAGAAAAAAATTAGCTGATGGTTCATACAAGACAGTAGAAAAAGATGATCAATTTAATCCACCTGCCGAAATGATGGAAGAAGGAAACTTTGAAAGGGTTGAGAAAAAAATTGATGTATGGTATGATGGTATTATGGTTATGGGAACAAATATAATGTTGAAGTGGGAACTTTCAGAAAATATGGTTAGACCAAAGTCTGCAAATCAGTTTGCTATGCCTAATTATATAGCATGTGCGCCTAGAATGTACAAAGGTGTTTTTGAAAGTTTAGTAAAAAGAATGATTCCTTTTGCGGACTTAATTCAAATGACACATTTAAAAATTCAACAAGTTGTAGCACGAGTTGTACCAGACGGTGTATTTATAGATGCTGATGGATTGAACGAGGTTGATTTAGGCACTGGTAATGCTTACAATCCAGAAGACGCATTGAGATTATATTTTCAAACAGGTAGTGTTGTAGGAAGAAGTTATACCCAAGATGGTGAGTTTAATAATGCAAGAGTGCCTATTCAACAGCTTACAGCTAATAGTGGAGCAGGAAAAATGCAAATGTTAATTCAAAACTATAATCATTATTTAGATATGATAAGAGCAGTTACAGGATTAAATGAAGCTCGTGATGGTTCTACACCAGATCCAAACTCTTTAGTTGGTGTACAAAAGTTAGCAGCCCTAAATAGTAACACAGCCACCAGACATATATTAGAAGGTAGCTTGTACATTACTCGTACATTAGCAGAATGCCTATCGATTAGAACTGCTGACATATTAGAGTTCGCAGATTTCAAAGATGAATTTGCTATGCAGATAGGTAAATATAATTTAAAAATATTAGAAGATATAAAAGAATTGTATATATACGATTTCGGAATATTTATTGAGCTTTCACCGGATGAAGAAGAAAAAGCTTTACTAGAACAAAATATACAAATGGCTTTATCTAAACAAGATATAAGTTTAGAGGATGCAATAGATATAAGAGAAATGCACAATTTGAAAATGGCTAATCAGTTGTTAAAACTTAAACGTAAACAAAAACAGGAAAGAGAGCAGCAAGCTAAAATGCAAGAACAACAAATGGCTGCACAAATGCAAATGCAAGCAGAACAAGCAAAAGCACAGGGAGAAGCTCAAAAAATACAAATGGAGTCTCAAGCCAAAATACAATACAGACAGGCAGATGTAGCTTTTGAAATAGAAAAGCTAAAAGCAGAAGCTGAATTAAAAAGAAATTTAATGGCAACTGAATTTCAGTTTCAAATGCAAATTAAAGGTGTAGAGCAAGCTGGGCTAAGTCAAAGAGATAAAAATAAAGAAAAAGCAAAAGACGATAGAATAAGTCAACAATCTACACAACAATCAAAATTGATAGAACAAAGAAAGAATAATCTACCATCGATAAACTTTGAATCGAATGAAGACAGTTTGGATGGTTTTGATTTGGCTGAATTTGAACCTAGGTAATGTTTGATAATTTCAACTGGCATAAATACAAAACTGTAAAATACCCACCTGATAATTCTTTAAAGACACTTGGAGAAATAAAATCTCTTTTGTCAAAACCTATGGACAAAAGTTTTGCTAACAAGTTTGATGATATATTTAAAGTTTTTAAAAACTTATTTTCAAATAGAACAAGAAAGTTTCCTGATAAATTAGTCCAAGAAATAATTGTGGAAAGTAGAAAGCCGATTATGAAAATAAAAAATTATCACAATAGAAAAAGACCAAATGTGGTTGCAAAACAATTTTCTATTAATTTACCATTTGTTAAAATGGCATCAGCACAAACTCCTGCTTTTCCTTCAGGACATTCAGCACAAGCTTTTTTATTGAAAGAAGTCTTAAGTGATATGTTTCCAGAAATGACACCGGAGTTTGAAAAGGCAGCTAAAAATATATCTAAAAGCAGAATAATGGCAAATGTCCATTACGAATCAGATAAAAGCACTGGTGAAAAGCTGGGGATGGATTTGTATAACCACTACAAAACCATCTAAAATAAATATAAATAATTGTATAACTTTGTAAAAAATTAAATCTAATGGAAATAAAAGTAAAAGACATAGGCTTGTCTGAAGAAAAGTCTAAAGCAGAAATTGAACAAGAACTTCTTGAAAAGCATGAAGAAAAGTTTGAAGACTCTCAAGCAGAACCTGAAAAGGTTGAGGCAACAGAAGTGAAAGAAGAAAAGAAAGAGGAACCTGTAGCCGAAGAAGTGAATGAAGAAAAAGCTCCCTCGTCAGAGTTAAGTGACGAAGACGTTCTTACATATATTAAAAATAGGTATGACAAGGAGATAACTTCAGTAGATGATTTGTTAGCTGAAAAAGAATCAGCTCCCGAATTACCTGAAGACGTTTCAATGTATTTAAAATACAAACAAGAAACGGGCCGTGGTATTGAAGATTTCTATAAAACACAAAGAGATTTTGACACCATGGATGATGATTCTTTGATAGCTGAATATATAGCATATAACGAAGAAGGGTTAGATGCAATAGATATTCAAGATATTATGGATGATAAATTTGGTTTTGATGAAGAACTAGATGAGCCCAAAGATATCAAAAGAAAAAAACTATCAAAGAAACGTGAGCTTGCAAAAGCAAGAAAATTTTTGAACGAACAAAAGGATAAGTATAAAATTCCGCTTGAGTCAAGTGGGGATGGATTATCTGCAGATCAACAAGAAAATTTAGATGCTTACAAGAAATATATCGACGAATCTAATACTATTAAGGAAGCAGCAGAAAAGCGCTATGATTATTTCCTAACAAAAACTAAAGAAGTTTTTAATAGTGATTTCAAAGGTTTTGATTTTACTTTAGGAGAAAATAAATATACCTATAAGCCTGGCACTTTTGAAGAGCTATCTAATACTCAGTCTGACATAAATAATTTTGTCAAAAAGTATACTGATGAAAACGGCTTAATGAAAGATGCAGCTGGTTATCATAAAGCTTTAGCTGTAGCGATGAACCCTGAAAAGTTTGCTCAATACTTTTTTGATCAAGGTGTTTCTTCGGCCGTAGATAATGTTACAAAAAAATCAAAAAACATTAATATGGACATGAGACAATCACCACAGGTCACAATAAAAGATGGGCGTAAAATCAGAAGCATTGGCAACCAAAGTAGTGGAAGAGGACTCAAAATTAGAAGTATAAAAAAAAGTTAAACATTTAAAATAATTAAAATTATGGCAGTAAATGCAGTCCCAGGATTTGACTTACAACCATCTGCACAGCAGGTGCCACTAAGTACAAATTATATTACCAATTTTGATTTCTTGAATCAGTATCTACCAGATACATATGAAAAAGAATTTGAAAGATATGGTAACAGAACAGTAGCGTCATTCTTAAGAATGGTAGGCGCTGAAATGCCTTCAAACTCTGACCTTATCAAATGGGCAGAGCAAGGTAGATTACACGTAAAATACCAAGATTGTACATCAGGTTCAGCAGCAGGTGCTGGTACAAGAAGTGCACAATGGACTATTCCAAACAATACATCTAACTTTAACCCAGCTCTAGCAGGTGGTGCAAAAGCAGTATTAAGAGTAGGACAAACAGTAATGATTTCTGACAAAACACCAGGATCAAACCTACACAACAAAGGTATTGTTACAGTAGCTCCAACAGCTGGTAACCCTAATGTGGTAACTATTGCTTATTATGAAGCAACAGGACAAGCTATGGGCGCAGGTGTAGCGTGTGATATTTGGATTTATGGTTCTGAGTTCAATAAAGGAACAAACGGAATGATAGGTTCAAACGAATCAGATGATTTAATTTTCGATAACAAACCAATTATTATCAAAGATAAGTACCAAGTATCAGGTTCTGATATGGCACAGATTGGTTGGATTGAAATTTCAGGCGAAGACGGAGTAAATGGATACTTATGGTATCTTAAGTCTGAGCACGACACAAGATTAAGATTTGAAGATTACTTAGAAACAGCTATGCTTGAAGCAGTACCAGCAGGTGCAGGTTCAGGTGCAGGTGACTTCTTACAAGGAACAGGTGCTGGTTTATCAGCAGCAAACCTTAATGGTTCTGACGGTGTATTCTTTGTTGTTGAAGATAGAGGTAATGTATTTGGAGGTGGAAACCCACAAAACTTAGCTCAATTTGATAGCATAATCCAAAGACTAGATAAACAAGGTTCTATTGAAGAAAACGTAATTTTCGTAGACAGACAGTTTTCATTTGATATTGACGATATGTTAGCAACTCAAAACTCTTACGGAGCTGGTGGTTCTTCATATGGTTTATTCGACAATGATAAAGACATGGCTTTAAATCTTGGTTTTACAGGATTTAGAAGAGGTTATGATTTTTATAAGTCTGACTGGAAATATCTAAACGATCCTACAATGAGAGGTGACTTAGGTGGTGGAGTTATCAACGGGTTATTAGTACCTGCTGGTTCTACTACAGTTTATGACCAAATTCTTGGTAAAAACGCTAAAAGACCATTCTTACACGTAAGATATAGAGCTTCAGAAACTGAGGACAGAAGATACAAAACTTGGATTACTGGTTCAGCTGGTGGTGCAAGAACTTCTGATCTTGACGCAATGGAGGTCAATTTCTTATCTGAAAGAGCTGTTTGTACTTTAGGTGCTAACAACTTCTTCTTATTTAAGGATTAATATTTACATAAGTTTTACCCCTACTTCGGTAGGGGTAGAATTTATTTTTAACGCAAATTAAATTTAATAAAATGAAAAAAAATAAAGTACACAAAGCCAAAGCCTATAGATTAAAAGGCGGCAAATCCCCACTAGCATACATGTTGAGTTCACGTCATTCTTCACGTTCTCCATTATTATATTTTGATGAAGAACAAGGAATTAATAGACCACTTAGATATGCACGAAACCAAAAAAGCCCATTTGAAGATGAGCAAGATGGTAATGCTATTTTAGAACCAGTAGTTTTTGAAGACGGTATGTTATTCGTGCCTAGAGAAAATCAAGTATTACAGCAGTTTTTACATTATCATCCATCTAATGGTATGATATTCGAAGAAATAGATGAAAGCAAAGATGCACAAGAAGAACTAGAAATGGTAGAGCTTGAGGTTGATGCTTTAGTTATAGCAAAGTCCATGGAGGTAGATCAACTGGTATCTGTTTGCAGAGTCTTAATGGGTGCACAGGTAGAAAAATTAACAATACCTCAACTTAGAAGAGATATATTAATTTATGCTAAACAAAACCCTATTGATTTTATTGACACAATAAATGACCCTATGTTACAATTACAGGATGAAGTCAAACAATTTTTTATGAATGGGTATTTGGTATACAAAAACAACAATAAAGATGTATACTTTAACTTACCTAACAATAAAAAGAAATTATTGACTGTTCCTTTTGGAGACGAGGGAGACTATGCGGTTGCAAGCTATATGCAAAGTGACGCAGGTTTGGAGATATATAAACACTTGCAGAAACGTCTAAAAAAAGATAAATAGAAAGCGTATCTTTGCTGTATTGTTTAACCCATTAAAATTTTTAATTATGGTAAAATATCTAAAAATCAGTTTAAGTGATGCTCATTATTTAATTCCTATTCACAATATTGTAACTGTTGAGGTTGGCGCTAATACACAAGTTGATATTCTTTTCAACTTGGTAGGCCATACAGCATCAGGTGCAGCAGAGGCGTTAGGTGTTAGATTAACAGCTTCTACAGCTTCTGACGCAGCAAAAACTAAAGAGCAACTTAATAGTATCGTAGATGCTATTGAAGAAGCTTTAGGAACAAGCTGGACGAAGCCTTTCTATGTTCTTGAGCCAAAGTATCCAATTACTCAAATTGCTCAATTACAAGAAGCTTGGGCATAATTACGCTTAACAGAGAGTTAGAAGGGGCTTAAACAATTAGGCTCCTTTTTTTTTACTTATATTTGTATAAACAAATTTTAGTTATGGGTGTAATGATAAACAGTGTCCGAAACACAGTATTAGCAATAGCTAATAAAAACAATTACGGATATGTTTCTCCACAAGATTTTAACTTGTATGCACAGCAAGCCCAAATGGACTTGTTTGAAAATTATTTTTATCAATACAATAATTGGATTACAAAAGAAAATCAACGTGTTTCAGGAACAGGATATGCAGATATAGTTAAAAGTTTAGTTGAGGTTATTGATAGTTTTTCAGTAACCAAATCTTTAAAACAACAAGCAAGTAACTTTTATAATCTACCTGATGATTATTACTTTATAAATAAAGTAAATTACTATCCTAACTATATTTCTGGTGCAGTCACAACTGGATCAGCAACAAATAAACTTATAGACGCAAACGCAACTTTTGTAACAACTGGCACTGTGAAAGCAGGTCAATATGTAGTAAATACTTCTACAGGTAGTTATGGAGGTACAAGCGCATACGTTGTTAGTGTAGATAGTAATACCCAGTTAACTTTATCAGCTAATCCATTTGGTGCAGCAGCAACTGTAGGAAATTCTTATGCAATATTTACAACTGCTGGTATAGTTGAGGTAGAAAGAGTTAATCAAAATAAAATATTTTATTTAAATAATTCTCCACTCACAGCGCCTTCATTAGGGTATCCAGCTTACGTATTAGGTGGAGCTACAACAAAAATTACAGGAGATGGTGATACAGGACAGCTAGGCAATACGATTACTGTTTATCCTGAAACAATTACACAAAACGGTTCAGTTAGTGCAGAATACATACGATATCCATCTCCGCCTAAATGGACATATTTAAATGTAGGTGGAACAACAGGTAGTCCAGAGTTTGATAGTAGTCAATCAGATTATCAAGATTTCGAATTACCTTTGTCAGATGAACCAAATATAGTCGCTAAAATATGTCAATACATAGGTATTGAGATTAGAGAAGCAGATGTTTATCAATTCGGTAAACAAGAAGAAATGTTAGATAATCAAACACAAGGATAATATATGGCATACATAAATGATTTTGCATATTATAATAATTCAGGGGGAACACCTGTAGACAAAAACTGGGGTACGTACCAGTTTGTATCATTAGATGAAATTGTAAATAATTTTATGTTAATGTATCAGGGCAACAATTCTCTTGTAAATAACATAGAAAGATACCAAATACTTTTTCACGCAAAACGTGGTATACAGGAGTTGAATTATGATGCCATGAAAGAAATTAAAGTTTTGCAACTTGACTTAAATGAAGAATTAAGATTTATTCTTCCGCATGATTATGTGAATTGGGTTAGAATATCTTACTATAAGGATGGTCTATTGTTACCATTAACAGAAAATATACAAACTGGTTGGGCTACTGCCTATTTACAGGATAACGATTCAAAAATACTTTTTGATCAAGATGGTAATGTACTAAAACCGCAGGATTCTGAGCTAGACATATCTTTTCATAGCGGAGCAAAATCTATTTATTTAAATCAAAATAGCCCCTTTCATGGATGCGAGGGTGTTTGTATAGATGGTTGTTGGTATTTTGATAGAGCAGTTGGGTCTAGGTTTGGACTAAACACAGAAACAGCTAATATGAATCCAACGTTTTCTATTGACAAACAAAGCGGTGTAATTAATTTTAGTTCCATAGCTAATAACGCATCTATAGTTTTGGAATATGTTTCAGATGGAATGGAAAATGGAACGGACTCGAACATCAGTATAAACAAACTTTTTGAAGAATACATTTATGCGTATATTAAATATGCTATTTTGAATGGTAGATTAGGAGTACAAGAATATATAGTCAATAGAGCAAGAAAAGATAAATCATCTTTGCTTCGTAATGCAAAAATTAGATTAAGTAATATACACCCTGGTCGACTCTTAATGAATTTAAGAGGCCAGGCTAAATGGATAAAGTAGTATGCCTATAAGAACAACAAACTTTGTAGCGGGTAGAATGAATAAAAGCGTGGATGAAAGGATTCTTCCACCGGGAGAATATGTCGATGCTATAAATGTTAGACTTGGTTCTACAGAGACAACAGAAATAGGTGCAGTAGAAAACTCAAAAGGCAACACACAACTAACAACATTAAAGCACAATAACACACCTTTAACAGACGGTGTTTGTATAGGGGCGTTTCAGGACGGAGAAAAAGAAACTATTTATTGGTTTATAGCTTCTCCTACTGCTGATATGATTGTCTCTTTTAATACAAATTCTGAGCTACTAAGATACCATGTCGTTTCGTCTAGTGTTTTAAATTTTAATGCACAATATCTAATTACAGGTATAAATAAAATTGGTGATTTATTATTTTTCACTGACGACTTAAATCCGCCAAGAAAAATAAACGTAACCAAAGATTACACTAATGTTACAGCTGAAGAATTAAAAGTTATAGTAAAGCCCCCTGCAGAAGCTCCTGGCATAACTATGTTGAGTCAAGCGACAGAGGCAAACTTTCTAGAATCAAGAATGGTAACATTTGCGTATAGATATAAATACGAGGATGACGAATATAGCGCTTTATCACAATTTACAGATATTGCATTTGTACCTGGCGTATTTTCTTTAGACGCTTCGACTAATTTAAATGCAGGTATGAAAAACATATTTAATGCAGTAGAGATTAGTTTTAACACAGGCTCTAGTTTAGTAAAAGGCATAGACCTATGTTTTAAGTTTGCTGACTCAAATCTAATCAACGTAATAGAAAAGTTTGACAAAGATGATTTTGGTTGGCCTGATAATTCTATACAAACACAAACATTTACGAACAGCAAAGTATATACCACATTACCTGATTCAGAGCTATTGAGATTATATGATAATGTACCATTGGTTGCTAAAGGGCAAACTATAATGGGTAACAGATTGATATATGGAAATTATGAAGACGGTAATGATTTGATAGATTCAAATGGTTCAACTTGTCAAATAAATTTTGAAAGTGAACTAACCACACAAAACATAGATTTAACTGAAATATCTACAAGTTTTGCTAATGGTGTAAACTATACTATTGACACAACTGAAACCATAGCTCAATCAGCAATAGTTATGGATTTATCGACTGTAAAAACAAAATTAAAAGCTGGTGCTTTTCTATCATTAGATTTACAATTTAGTCATAATAAATACACTGGAAATAATGGGACTGTGACAGGTCAGCAAGGTTCTACAGAAATAACAAATGTATTCACACTGCCTCAAGACTTCAATACTGTTTTTGAAATGGCATCAAGCGATGCTTTTCAAGCAGCAATAGGAACTCAAATACAGCATTTTCAAACTGTAGCAAACTGTGCAAGTGGAACATCTTATACAGATACATTTAATTGTAGTATAACAAATCCTGCTGACTCTGATAATAATGTCACATGGCAAAAAAACGCAAGCGGTATTACAGGATTAGATCAAGGGTTTTTAATAACCACTAGTCCAGGAAGCGATAATATTACTATACAAATACCTGCAATGAAATTTGTAGACATAGAAGCTGGTGGTGGCACAGCTGCAGCGTTATTCGAGTATTTTAATTTTACAAGAGCAGACGTACAATTTTTAAGAAATAACAGTATAAAAAGCTTGCATAGTAATAGAAATTACGAAGTAGGTATAGTCTATATGGACGAATACGCAAGAAGCACTACAGCGTTGGTGTCTCCAGATAATACCGTGTTTGTTCCAGCTAGTAATTCTATCATACAAAATAAAATAAAAGTTACTATACCTACAACACAAAAACCCCCAAGCTGGGCTACTAAATACAAGTTCGTAGTCAAACGTGCAGAGGGGCCGTATGACACAATATATAGTAATTTTTATTATTCAAACACTACAGATAACTCTGTTTTTTTTAAGTTAGAGGGTCAAAATCAAACAAAGGTAAAAGTTGGAGACATACTCAGGGTAAAAGCAGATAGTCAAGGCGCAAGATCGGTATTAGCTGAATGTGAAGTTTTAGAAGTAGAAGCAAAGCCACAAAACTTTTTAACACCTTCTGCGAGTATAGAGACCGGAGGACAACCTCCATTTATATCAGAGCTATCTGGTTTATACATGCAGATAAAACCTACAAGTTTTACTGTTGACACTTCTGATAGTAGTTCTTTTTTTGACTCACAAACAGAAATAGCTAGAACAGTGAAAAGAAACAATCAACCAGCTATACTTATACCATGTTTCGAAACTTCACCAACCGGTGTAAAAACAAATTTAGAAATACCTGCATCTAGTTTGGTAACATTTGATTTACGATTTACTAGAGTGGGCACAGGTTCAGGAGGATGCGGTTCTAAAATATATGATTATAATAGAACGTTTCAAGCAAGCACAGATTATAGTAACTTGTTTGATTTTGTTAATGGAGAAAATATAGATTTTAAAGGTGGTGTAGATACTAGTCAGGACGATTCAGGAGCAAATACAAATGTTTACATAAGTACATTAAACCCGTCGAATAGCACTGTACCGACAAAAGTAATCAACGAAAATAGATATCAATTTACCACAAGTGACTCTGCAGCACCATCAAATAGTAATGAATTATTTCTTGGTATAAGCTCAGGTACACCAGGGTGTGGTAGTTTAAGGGGAAAATATTCTGTTGTAGAAGGAAGAATTATTGTACAAATAGCAGATTCTTTGATGGTATTTGAAACAACACCTATAGATGTGGATAATGATATATATTATGAAGACGACACAAACTATAACATTACTAATAATTTTCACATGTCAGGGACAGAAACAGGAGACCAAAATCAAACAGCTTCGGTACCAGCTTTAGTTAATTTAGGGTTTTTTGATTGTTTCGCTTTTGGAAATGGGGTAGAAAGTTTTAAAGTAGAAGATTCATTAGTAGGCCAATCATTCAATTTAGGTCAGCGTGTAACCTCAGTATCACAGCAAGATTATAAAAAAGCAGACAGGTTTGCTAGTTTAACATATAGCGGTATATATGTAGAAGAAACGAACATAAATAGGTTAAATGAATTTAATTTAGGCTTAGCAAATTTTAAAGACTTAGAGGTTTCGTATGGGCCTATACAGATACTGCATCCAAGACAAACAGACATACTTGTTTTACAAGAAGATAAAATTAGTTATGTATTAGCTAATAAAGATTTACTAACAACTACCAGTGGAGACAGTGCAGTCACAGCAAGTAATTTAGTTTTAGGAAATCAAGTGGCTAGAGTAGAAGAGTACGGTATTAGTTCTAACGCAGAAAGCTTCACGGCTTATGGAGCGTACAAATTTTTTACAGATGCAAAAAGGTCAGCTGTAATTATGCTAAATGGAGCATCACAACAAGAACAATTAAACGTTATATCTGATATTGGTATGAGGTCGTTCTTTAGAGATATGTTTATTAACAATTTTAACAAATTTAAATTAGGTGGATATGATCCATATATGGATGAGTATGTGTTAGCATCCAGTGATTCGAGTATGCCTGTTGTTATACCTAACACTAATTGTGGTGTTAATATAGCTAAACAAAATATTACTACTGTCACTACTGTTACAGTAGACTTTACTTCGGCTCAAGGAGTTGTGACATTTAATTACAATGTTAGCACAGGCACAGTAAATTTAACTGTAAACTGGAATGGTTCAAATGTAATTAGCCAATCTATCACTGGTAATGGAACATTAAATTTTGATAAAAATTTAGCTAATCCTAATACAGCCACAGTTACTATAACTCCATCAGGCACAGCATCATTTGATATAACACCATCCTGCCCAGCAACAAACTTACTTACTGTAGTACAGATGGCTCTAACTAGCCCAGCTGATAACGGTAAATTTGTACACAATCAGTATTTGTGGGAAAAAAATTCTTTAAATAGTCCTACTGCTAGCGAGCTTATAACGTTTAACAGTTCGGGTACTTCTCCAGTTAGTAGTTTTATATCTACTGATGGCCAGTCTTCTATAGGTTTATTTCCTGTTAGTGGTTCTACTTTGACAGAACAATCAAATAAAAAAGACTTTGATGATTTTGTTTTTGATATTGGAGTGAATAAATTCAAATATTTAGTTTCAAACACAGAATACAACGCAACACAATGGGCAACTATAGACGCTGCTGCAGCAGTTGCAACACCTATATCAAATCCTTCAAGTGGTTTATTTCAAGCATCATTCACTTATAATAACCCTTCGAATCATAGGTATTTATATTTAATATGGGATTACAGAGAACCTACAACAGCTAGTTTAAGATTTGGAGCGACTGCTAGTATTGCCTGTTGTTCAGGTAGTGTTTCTACTTTTCATTTAGACACAGCTAGTTTCACAACAGCTCATGCTGTTTACACAGATTCAACTTTACAAGTAAAAGCTGCGGATCAGTTTTATCAAACAGGAAATTTCGTTAGACAGCAATCAGGAGGTCTTTTACTTCCAGGACAAACTTGTGCTGCTTGCGGAAATGCTGTTGGTTTATGTTATAGCACAACAAGCGCTGATGATGTTTGTTGCACAGGATGTACGTATACTAGCTATAGTTCATCACTCGTTAGCACTACTAGAGCTGGAGCATGTGGTCTTTCACAAACAGCTACTTACTTCCATAATGGTACAGGAGCAACACCTGTTGTAAATAACTTTGTATATGCAAACAGTGATGCTACTACAAAACTTGGA